GCACGTTAAATCATATCAGGCGTAATACCACAACCCTTAAGTTAGCGCTTATGGGATACGCCCCCGGTTGGTGGGATAAGCCACCGCTAATTAATGCTCGATCTGAAACTGCGGCTACCAGCAGAATGTTTAAACCACTCTGGCAGCATGGTCGCGCAATTTGCTTTGCTGATGGCTGGTACGAATGGAGAATGGAAGGTGACACGAAGCAGCCTTACTTCATTCATCGGGCCGACGGACAGCCGATATTTATGGCAGCGATTGGCAGCGCGCCATTCGAGCGAGGAGATGAAGCAGAAGGTTTCCTGATAGTGACAGCTGCGGCTGACAAAGGACTGGTAGATATTCACGACAGGCGGCCGCTGGTACTATCACCAGAAGCCGCTCGCGAATGGATGAGGCAGGACATTGGAGGAAAAGAAGCTGCGGAAATTGCGGCCAACGGTTCCGTGCCGGCTGAAAAATTCATATGGCATGCCGTAACACGTGCCGTCGGGAATGTGAAAAATCAGGGAGCAGAACTAATACAGCCAATATGATTACATTACCGGATAGCTATCACAACTTCTATCATGCCATTGGAACGCCTGAGAGTCTTTCGACGAGCCAACACTTAACTAATCTAAAAAACATCCAAGCAGGATGATACATTGGTAATTATTGCATCAACAAGTGTGGGTATATATTGATTTTACAGTTTAAAAAGGTCATCATCTACAAAACTAGTGACAACGATTTTAGAATAATGAAAAACATATCATTGCTATTCAAAAACCTCAACTTATTTAAAGTTATTATTTATCTATCCATCTCAATCATCGCTATATCGTGGTTTTCCTTTGGCCTGAGCGTATATAATCACAATGGAATATTGTTAACAAAAGACATTTACAAAGTTCACATCCCAGTCACACCATACTGGATTGACTGGGGATGGGATAAAATAGATATAACAAAGTTCTCGTTTTCAGGGCTGCTACATGATTATTCTACCCCGCTTCTAACATTATACTTCGCATTACTTACTTTCATTTCTTCGGCTTTATCAAAGAAGGCGGCGAATAAATACAAAAATAAATTAAATACTTTTGAAAAAGCCATCCTTCCATTTACTGGTTTTGTGTTCGTCTATCTTTCAATGAGCGCAATCAACAGATTGCTGTCATTATTTTTAACTACTAAAACAGCCTCAATAATTAGCTTGTGCTTCATTACTTTTATATATGTGATATCTTTGATAAAAAAAGATAGAGACTTCAAACAATCAAAGCTAATTACTGCAATTCAATTTGGCGTTGTTCTATTTTCTGCTATTTTATTAATACAGTTTGGATTCGCATTCATAACTGGAGATCGAACAATAAGTGAAATTCATAATATTATGCTGTCATCAATCTACAGTCCTGACAACATAAAATATTTACCAGTATTTGCTTACCACTATGACGAATTATCGTTCCTTTTACCAATATATTATATTTTTAAAGAACCACCTCAACCCAATACCATATTGGTAGGTGTATGGCTAATGCAAGTCATGGTTAAGGTAAGTGCTTTCAGTGTAACATATTTTTCCATTAGGTCATTCGGAGTATCAAGAACTTACAGTACCTTAGTGGTAGCATTGGTTTTTTTTGGCGCGCTATCATTTGATCCAACGCAACGAATCAAATTATTTGACTCTTCTAATCCTATATACTTTACTCTTCACCCAGGTAGAGTAATTAGTTCTCTTTCAGCATTTTGGGTTATCGCTCTAATGCGCTGGATTAAAATAAACAAAGCATTTAGATTTAATAATTTAAATACAACACTTGTCATTGCTTTGACCGCTCTAGGTCTTACCACGACAACCTTTAACGTCACGCTTATAACAATATCGATAATATCTGTATGGGTCATTCTAGAGTTTTTCAATAACAGTGCAGCAGAAAGGTCATCTTGTTATTTTACAGTTGGCATTGCATTCGTCGCGATACCTGTAATTTACTGGAATTTCAAAACATACACTGGAGGAGGGATTTTATTTCTAACTTTGCTTTCCCTTATCCCTCTTTTGTATGTTTTTTACGTTATCAGAAGTAGGGTTGGTGTAACAATCAATGAAGTTGAAAAATACCATCAATTATTAGTTGTCTTTGTAGCCTGTAGCATCGTTGGGTTCTCATTCGGAAATCTTGGCGTTTCATTAATATCAAACATCTTTCCCGGAATATATTCACATGGGGTGATCAGTCCACAGGCCGAGATGATGACATACGGTTCAGGGTTAATTAATGGAGGTAATTTTGCAGGTGATTCATGGCCAATTGGTCATCAATATGATATAGCTAACTTTTCTGCCAGATATGGCATGCCGATAGTTTTAACTGTTCTGACATTAACAATTATAAAAAACACTGCAGATAATAATATCGAAATGCGTGTATTACTAATCAGCATTTTGGTTTTTATTTTTGGACTGTTCATTATGGATTATGTAAAAATAAACAATAATTATTCATCTTTAAGTTGGGATTACTCAAGACAGTTTGCAGTAAGAACAAGGCTTGTTGAAGCAGGATTCTATGCAGCAATCATATCTTCTCTATCTATTATAGGAAGTAATAATAAGAACAAAAAATATCATTTAATTACTTTTATTATTGCTGCATATATTTTACTGCCAAACATTAATAAGGACTATAACGTACTTAATCAATTTTGGGTAAACTTACAATATATGTCGACATTGTTTTAAAATACAGGGTTCTTACGCACTAAGTATAAGGTACAGAGATTTTCTGTACCTTTGTTTTTATGATGGTTTTTTTGGCCATTCAATGTCTGGGGCTTTTCTAGTATCTATACGCATTAAAAAAACACGATACTTATTCCACTCTGATAAATCAGCTATCTCTTTGTCGCTTGCTATACCTTCAATTATAGCGCCCTGTCTCCATGCAATCTCTGAGTCTGCCAGAGCACGTAACGTGATTTTTTGTTGTTCAGCAAGCTCGATCAACTGTTCACGTGTATGCTTAGGTGTCAATGACCACTCAGGTAGTCCATCTGTTCCAGCAATACGAATCTTGCCATCAACCGATGCAGTAAATTCATTAAATACCGCATCTTTAACTACCATGTAATCATCAGGCCAATCACCAGACTTTTCATATGCGACACGAAGAGATAAAGGATAAAACAGATTTCTAGTTGCACTATATACATAATTCACGCCTAATCTCCTATGACCCAATAACTTGCATTACCAGATTGCCTAATATTAACTGACGCCCATAAATTCCCTCTGAATCCCGTTTTTGTTGGGGTGTTATAGCCAGCATATGCTCCTGTACCAACTGACAATGCTGAAACTATAATTTGATGAACGGCAGTTGGAAATGGTATTGGGAAATAAACATCAGAATCACCTGTTGCATCATTACTAAATCGACCAACCTGAATAATTATGTTTTTTTCCTCATCTCCTGATAAATATGGAATTCTCATCCATCCATTACCTGACATCAAAGCCGACGGCGCAGACAACTTTGCAGATGTTCCCAAATCAAGTTTTGAGAAGCCATTTTTAGAAGTTATTATGGAAGTCCATTTTGCTGATGGCGGCTGGCTACCAACATTTGCATTTTGTAAGGACTGATAAGATTCACCGTTATATGTACAGATCGAACCGATATGATATTCCTGTTCTGCATGCCACTCTGGAACCCCCATTTGGTGCTGATACGCAATGAACTGACTCATTGCATACATTGCCGCATTGAAGTCCTCAAGCGAGGGGTGTTCGGAAGCGCCAACAATGCCCCATCCGCGAAGGAAAGATGCCGTGATCTGCGAGGTCAGGTCATCCGCCTGATTTGTTCCACCAAACACGGTTCTTTCCATTCCCTGTGCATCAGAGGCAAAAGCCCGAACATTTCCCTGATATCGTGCAATCTTAGACATGGATTTTCCTCGAAAAAAAACCGCCCTGGTAGGCGGTATTAAACTTGCTGGCGAATCCTCTGGCCGAAGGGTTTCGCGAGAAACCGAATGTCAGACCAGGAGTCACCCGATAAAAATAATCGTATCGAACGCCCGCAGGTTTCGGCAGCAGGCCAAGCTTCACAATCAGGCGTAACTCTTCAACTGATACCCGCGGCGAAACGTTCAGCGCAAGCGTCATGTCTTTTCTGTCGGTCACGTAAGCTTCGCCGTTGAATGCCGTCTGTATAACATCCTGCAGGCTGACTCGATCGTCTGACGCTATCGTTGCACCTACAGCGTTTCGCGCAATTTTGACCCGAAGGAACCTGCGATACTCATTGTCAGCCAGTTGATAGTCACCATATGCCGGCGAAAACTTGCTGTAGAAAGGTGCGCCGACATACGCCGCATTAGATTTACTGTCGAAGCCTGCGGTATTCAGATGTCCGTCAAACCCGAAAAATACACGGGCAATAACAGCAGGCACGCTGCGGGGAAGTCCAACTATCCGGCCAATCACATCGAGCCTGTATCCGGTAACCCGGTCGAGATCAAAGTTATCTGGGTTACGAATAAAATCGGCGATGATTTGCCAGTGCCGGACCATGGACTGTATCTCTGACCTTGCCTTTTTCTTTTCCCAGTACTGCTTAATCAGCATTAGCGTATAGCGGTTAATGATGTCGTCATTCACTGGAGCACCTCATTAACGTCTATATTTTCCACACTCAATGTGAACTTCCCCTGAAAGCCCGGTGATAACTCAGCATCGGTGTAATCGACTCCATTGCTGCTAATTTGCAAATTAGTCAGCACGAAATTCACCCGTCCGACACCATAGCCATTCTCATAAAATTCGTTGGCATCCACAGACTCACCGATATGCATCGTGCGTGATACAAGCGATTTTTTGAGAGTATCGATATCTATAGGTTCGTTTTGTATTTTCCGGCGGGCAGTTAGTCTGATATGAAGCGGCTTGTAGATAGGCCGATCAAGCTGAAGTTCATGGGCTATAAGAAATGAAGTACCGTCAGGCCGAATCAGGGTTTCGGTGTAGCGCCCGGTTATGCTGCCTTTCGTTCCCGTACCACCGCCTTTTTGTTTGACCATGACCTCCACTATTTCTGAGATCGCACCACCTTCCACGACAAGCCATATAGAATTCGCAGGAATACCCGTTGTTTGATCATCGATTTTCGTGTCGTTCTCACCGATATTCAGATCAATTACGCCTGGCAGTTGGGCAACTTTAGCGAAAACCGCACCAGTGCTACCTGTTGCAGGGTTCTCAAGTGACCGGTTCCGGCGTTGCCTGAATTCTTCAGACGTTTCCTCATCCCGACCGACCACAACCGCGGAATCAGAGATAATGCTCACAATCCCTGGTTCTGGTGTGAGTTGAGTGAAGGTATCGTTCACAAGCCCAGTAACTTTCCCAAAGTTTTGAGCAAAAAAGGTAGCTGTTGTGACGCCCGCCGGAACAGTCACGTCCTGTCGGATAGCCCAGACCTGATTTGCCTGGTCCCGTATCTTGTACCCGCTATAGAGAAGCACCGGCCTGTCTGTTGTAACTTTAAGGTCGCGCTGAGAACGGGATCCAGGACGAAGGAAAAGCCCGTAAAGTTTGGCGATAATCTGCTGCATATCACCAGTATTAAAATCGGGGTCCATTTGGGAATAAAGCCATTGCAGCGCGGCTTCAATATCTGCCCGAGCCTGAGCTTCGATTGCCACGCGTTGACCGTCGGGAGATTCCTGGTCTAAATCGATATCCTGACCATAAATTCCCTTATATCCGTCGCTCAGTTCCTGAAATAACTCCAGGAGAGTGCTTGTCTCAAGGCCGTTGTCGCTAAACTGTAGTGCCATTCTTCAACGCTCCGTTGACCGGGAAGGTGATCGTCTGCTGGTCATAGACGGTCTCAATGCTGAGTTCGATTTTTTGTGACCGGGTGGCCTTATTGACCTCCATCGCCAGAGCGGTAATGCGCATAACCCCATCCGTCGCCAGCGTCACGCGCTCTATCTCCCGCAGAATCTCCTGCTCGGTGTTTTTCTCTGATAACAGGTAAAGCCAGTCGATGTTGTCATCCATGTTGAGAGGATTATCGTTTTTGAACGAGCGGATCCGGCATTTGGCTTTCTGCGCGATAGCAGCACCGCCGGTTATATAGTTTGCCTTCCCGCGCCCAAATCCCCAGTCGTCATTTTTATCAAGTGCTGAAACAATCATGAGATCTCCGTGACAATACCGTTGGTAACTGTGATTGTTTTCCCGTCATCGCTTCGAAATGAACCAGACACCCCAGACTTACCGCCTGTCTTTACCTGTGAATATTGGAGTACATTTAGAACATCGCATTCTTCCAGAGTCGTCTTACCCTCTTTCTGGGTAATATTTCCTGTGAGGTTTAAATCACCCTCGTGGTCAGAATCCCCCTTCATCATCCTGTTCTTCTTAGGGATATTTATCGCGGTAGCCTGTGGGTTAACCCCACACAGAGCGAAGCCATCTGAATAATCGTGCATACGCATTTCAAGTGGTGAAACAAAGTCGCTACCCGCATACCAGGCGTCATAACAACGCTCAGAGATAAGGACGAGGCAATAGTCACCAGCCGCAATTGGTTCTGCGATATAACTATCACCGCCTTGCAAAATTACCGGGGGGACTTCAATGAACTCTGGGAGTTGCTTGCTGCTCCCTTTCACAACCCGATTGATAACGGGGACGCAACTGATTGTTTTGTCATTTACAGACGTTATTTTTGCGACAACAATGGTGTGAACATCGGCCAGAGCGAACTCAACACCCAGGCCGATTGTGTCGTGAAGTTCTTCAACCATATTTTTTCTCTGGGATGAATTATGAAAAAATTGATTTGCATTGCTGGATTGTTATTTGCCACAGCTTCTATCGCTGGACCTTACGCAGAAATTGCGAAATCTAAGTTTGAAAGCGCCATGCTCGAAGCACTTCAGGCAACTAATGCTAATCAGAAAAAAATAAATGAAGGCATGTCTCAGTTACCAGCCATGGAAAAACAAATGAGAGGGGTAGTTCGTGAAGGCTTAAAAGAAAAAAAGTCATGTTCGAAGATAAAGCGAGACTTCATCAAGGAACAAAAACAAATGATGGAAAAGGAAGATTGGCCGGATCAAGACTTTGTCGAGTCATTTCTTTCTGCGGGTGGTGACTATGTCGCAACTATTTGCCTCGATATGAAATAGTCACTTAATTACCCTGTAACTCCCTGCTGGCTGACAGACGACCTTCTGATACCAAGCCGCCCCGTTATTCTGCCCACTGGTTTCAATCTGGTATATCTTATAAACCCCGTTTAACGCGGGGTTCGTCAGGCTTTCAACTGCGCAAAGCCCACCGATCACCAGTGTAGGATTCAGTTTCGTGTCGAATACTATTTGCCCTTTCGATGACTTGGCTAAGGTGCTCGAATCGGTGTCTTTTTTGCCTGCCGGATCTGTATCAGGTTCATTGGTTGGCGTTTTCCCCTTCTTCCCGCCGTCATCCTGTGCGCTGATTTTTGTTGACTGAGGCGTATTTAGCAGACCGCTTCGCGCATTCACGACCGGAATGTTACCCGATGTAACCTCATTAGCCTTGAGGATGTGGACGCGCTCATCTTTGATGAAAAATGACTCGTCAGGCGCAAGGGTATCGGTAAGAATCTTACTGGAGCTACCTACCAGAACCTTCGGCCTGATGAGTGCTTGTTGCTTCGTCACAGAGCCTTTTTTCGTGTTTGGCATGTCCTGCAAAACGGAATCGACGACCTGATCCTTACCGCGCACCGTGCGCGATGTGAAGGAATTGATATAGTCGTGACCGCCGTCTTCGCATTCAAGGCTGACGATGTGGATCGCACCTTCACGTTTTACCGCCCCGCTTTTAACCGAACCCTGAAATACCTGGCGCAGCTTGCCGTCGTAACCAACCTCCAGCCTTACCGGGATGTACTTCTCTTCATCTTCAGACTTGAGCAATTGCAGACGCGTGGAGGGCTTTAAACCGTTGATGGACACACTCAACTTACCCAGAGACTTTTTACTTACCGATTCAAGCGCTTTAAATGAAATAGTTATCGGTGGCTGAATAATCACAGCCTGGTTACCGATCCCAACCGTCAGACGATAGTCACGATAAAAAGTTTCCATTACGGTACGTCTCCCCCGCGAATCTCTATCATTTCTTCCGGTGTGAGAATATAAAGATTACAGCGCCCGGTAAGAAAATCATCAGCACGATACGGATCAATGCCGGCGTTATCTGTAGCAAGCACCGCAATATCAAAAGGCCAGTTTTTGTGACGAAAATGTAGCGTTCCCAGCGAAAGCTTTACGCCATCAATGTAATCGCCATTGTATTCCACGCGCATCTTCCACATTTCAACTGTGGGCAGGTGGCGAAGGATAACGACAGCCTCACCTCGGTCAAAAATCAAGACATGCCGCTGAATAGGCTCATCTGTAACATTAGTTATTTGATCCATCAGTTTTTACCAAAGATTGCATCTTTAAATGAATAAGCTACAGATTTCGATTGGCCGCTTTTTTTTGAATTATCTGCCGGAGTCTGCGCCCCCTTATTCGCAACGCCCGCTGTTTTTGTTTTAGCTGCTGCCGACGGCGATTTGAAGTGCTGCTCAATCGGTGCTGTAGTTAGTTGCGTGAAGGTGATTTTTGTAAAACTGGCTTCAAACTTAGTTTCCATCGTTTGATTGTCGGTACTGATGATAAGGCCGCTTAATGCCATATTTTCATGAGTGCGATAATCCACCTCCACGGAAATAAGTTGCTTGCCGTAGTACACCCCCTCAATGAAGTCGAGAAATTGCTCACGTATACCTTTAGCGCCACCAGTAGACGGGTTGCCCACCAGCCCAAACAGGTCGGCTCCTTTATCAGCCAGGCGTTTTGCCTTTAAGATGGCCTGCTCTGCGCGATCGGCAATCTCATTCATTTTCTGCAACTGCTGCTGCGTCTTTGTGGGGATGTACTCCAGCACCTCGCCATACTTCGAATAATCTGGCATCAGGCTAAAAGAAGAGTTTGGTTTCGCATCGACATAGATATCGGCAACAACACCGCTGATTTTTATCGTCAGAGGGCCGTTGATGATATCGTCAGACGCGTTACTGCCATCCTCCAGCACGTCTACAGGAACCTGAGACGGGTATTCAGTAGCATCGCTCACTCGGGCAAACATTGAGAACCCGCCGATCCCTACCTTTTTAACAGTATCTTTGCCCGAGGATTGCGCCTGCATGAGGCCGTCTAGAATTCCCATTATTTCCCATTCCTCGAAAACATTCGTTTGGCGTCTTTTTGTTGTTGCTGTGTACTATCAGCAACAGCGTTACCTGCCGCAACAGCATCAGGTGCAGTGATGTAGTTTTGCTGGCTGAAGGTATACGAATTGTTATAGGAGGAACTATCACCACCGAGGCCCACCGCAGCATTCATGCCGTAAGGAATACCACCAGGACTCATGCCGCCGTTACCGCCGCCAGTTACACCCTGCTGCGGTTCATCCTCACCGAACCCGAAGAATGACTTTGTCGCATTCCAGGCATTTGAAGCAGCGTTGCTGATAATATTGCTGATGTATTCCCCCAGCCCAGCAAAGATGTTTTTCGCCCAGTCAATAAAAGCCGTGAACGGTTTTTTCATCAGTTCAACGCCATTATCGAAGATTTTAACCACATCCCCCCATGCACCTTCAAAATCGCCCGTGACTAACTTCCATAGTGCTGAGAACATCAGTTTCGTGTTTTCGATGGCAGTAGTGAACACATCAACGACAAACGCGCCGGCATCGCCAAACACGTATTTAATCGCATCACCAACGACACCAAATGCACCAGTGATAAACGCCATGAGAGAATCAAAGACATTCTGCACATCGTTCATCGCATCCTGAAAATCACCCGTAAACGCACCTGTGATGAGATGCCATACGAATCCGAACATGGAGACAATGGCATCAGCAAGCGGTTTAAACACACCAATGGCGTAGTTTATGAAGGCCATGAGCGACGCTTTCGCCTCTTTCAGTGCGGGAACAATATCTATTCCCCAGTTATCTTTGAAGAAATCAGCAATAACGCTTTGGCCACCTTCCATAGCCGTCAGCAAATCATCGATAACAAGAACGACTGCGACAATGGCGGCAGTGATCAGTACGACAGGAGAAAATATGGTTGCCAGCACCGTTCTAAGTCCTATAGCAGCAATTTTCCAGGCTACAAATCCGGTAGTAATAAGACCAATAATCGGCAGGAAGCGGCGGATCATACCCATAACGGAGAAGATAATTTCCCCAAGATGAGCCAACCCGTTTTTGATGAGATCCTTATTAGCAATGAGAAAGTCCGTAAACCCATCCACCAGGTCTTTCAGTACCGGCACAAATCCGACGGCAACCTGAAATTTGATACCATCAAAACCTTTCCCCAGCGTAGTCAGAGAATCGTTGTAGGCTGCAAACTGATCGGCCTGGTCTTGCGTCACAACACCAAGCGCCTCAGCCTTGTTCTGCAACGAAGATATTTCTTCGCCCGTCATGGATAGCAACTGCACCATGGAACGGTCGATACCCATCTTATCCAGAACAGAAAACTTCTCTGCCTGGCTCATACCGTGCAGTTTGTCGGCCAGTTCACGAAATATCACATCGGAGTTTTTTACCTGCCCGTTCATATCCTTGAACTGAAGGCCCAGCCTTTCCGCAACGTCTTTCGCCTCTCCCTCACCGGTGGAAACGAACTCCCCCACTCTTTTTGTCATCTCACCGAGTGAAGCCTGCAACGCATCAACACTTGAGCCATTTACAGACGCCGCGTAGCCCAGTGACTGAACGGTCTCGATCGCCACGCCCGTTTCCCGGGAGAACTGGACCAGCGGATCAATAGACTGACTGACAGACGTCACCCAGCCAGCAACCCCTGCAGCCGAACCGGCGATAGCAGCGCCAAGACCGGCAAGCAGACCAATGGACGCTTTCAGATTCGCATTGAAGGTTTCCTGCGGCGCCAGATTACCGATAAAACCGAATTTGGTAATAAGCTCGTTAACTATCGCCATTCCGCGCCTTCTCCATCTCGTAGTGTTGAATGTCTGCGCTGATATTCTCGAACTCAAGCATGTCAAACAGCTCTGGTGTGTCTAATTTAACAAGTTCGTGATAGGGGCCGTATCCGGCCTTTGACAGCGCCAGATACATGCTCATGTCGTCGCTTATGTTCGAGGATTTAACGTAAATTTCTGAACGTCTGGAGCTTCTGAACGTGAGTTCATATTGCTCCCGCCCATAAAAGGCAGGCTGATAACCTGAAGCGCTGTTGTGATTAGCATGACGTAATCACCAGGGTAGGATTCGAAGTGTTCCGGCTGCTTGGACAGTTGCACACCGTCAAACAGAACGTAATCGAACATCAGGCGTTCAATTTCCTCGAATCGCTCTGAGTCCAGAAACTCAAGAGACTGCCGCGATAACTCAGAGGCAATGCCTGTGAAGAAGGCAAAAACCTTTCGGCGTTTTTTGTGCGTCATCGCTGCAAAGTCGTAGCGGTTGCCGTTAATCTCAGCAAAACCGTCATCGTAGACCGACTTGATCATCTCGAGTGCTTTTTTCTGCTGTTCTTTAGACATATCTGGCCTTATACGTTACGCACGACATTGCGGTACTCAATGGTGTATTCCATTAGTGCGTTAACGTCCTGGTTGTTTTTGGTTTGCGTCGGTTGTGTAGTGATAGAACCGGCCTGTAGATCGTAGGTTTCCTTCAGTGCCGCGCCGTCGCGCACGAACGACTCTTTAACTGAGCCGTTAAGGACAACGGGGATCGCGGCGTTGCGCTGCTGGTTAAGCCAGATATCATCGTTAGAAAATTTCTGGACACGTATCACCATCACATGCACCCCGGCATCAACACGCCCGGAGATTGTGACGCCGTTATTCGCACTATTGGCGCGGCTTGTAAGCGGATTGGATGGCGTCAGCGTAACGTAGTCCCCCGCAGCGATATCCGTGATGATTCGCCCATTCAGAACGATGGTCGCGGTATCTGCACTGATAACAATCTGAGACATTTACCGCTCCTTATTTATTGAAATTGATGATGATATCGGCACTGTGAACAGCACCAGCATTCTTCACTGCTACCTGAACAACCGGGGATTTGCGTTCCTGCCTGTCTGCGGTTGACTGCTCTTTCAGGTCACCGGCCAGCACGTAATACCCGTTTTGCTCGATATTTCGCAGAAACATATCCCGATCCCCGAAGAAGTCAGGCAGCGTCCAGGTACCCGGATTGAACACCCCAGCCTTCACAAACCCATGCGTGGTTTTCTCTACACAGTCCTCTAACTGATCAACGCCATAATAGGTTTGTGGGACTTTAGTCGGCGTGGTTTTAAGGAGGTTGAAGGAATCCGTCTGCACTGCGTCAACGTAGGCCATCAGGTTATAGACGTTGTCGACAAAATCATTAGCACCGCTCGACAGCACGCAGGGAACGTCTTTAATCGTGGTGTAGATGTCGAGACCTACGCGCTTCGCTTTGTCGATCTCCGTCTGCTCATAACTTTCGGCCGGCACGTTCATCGTTTTGAGGTGCAAAGTGATTGCAGTGCGTTCTCCGTTGAAATTAACGGTATGCGTGCGCGCCATATAGCTAACACCAAATTTCCGGTTGCCTGCTTTGCTGTAGAGCATGCGGAAATTACTCTGGCTGGCGAGTGTTACCGCCCATGCCGGGTTAGTCGGATCAACTTCCAGAGCTGCAGAACCGGTAAATGTCTCATACACGATTACCGCGTTCGCTTTAGCCCATGAAGCGATCAACGGCACCTGCGCATCGAGAATTTTGTCGATGAAGGCCGCGCCTTTTACGTTGACCTGCGCTTTGAGTTTGCTGAGAGATTCCAGTTGTGTTTCCGGTGAAATCTCAGTTGATGCGCTACCGTTTACCAGCGAAGCGCCGGAACCCTCCGCAACCGCCAGCAGATCGCCAATAAAAGAGCCACCATCCAGCACTGTCGGATAACCAACAACAGAGTTAGTCCCTGTCGATTTGCTGGTAATCGCTATACGGCTGCCATCAAAAACAACCGATGCAACATCTGGCGTAATTTTCGCCTGGATTTGGGCGATAACATCTGCGAGTGTCGTCGCCGTCATGCCATTAATTTCGGTCACATCGTGCTTCGTACCGTCAATCTCAATACTGAATGACCAGTCAGACTTCTCGCGTAACGCTGGCAGTACTACTGCCTGAGAAATCTCACCGCCACGCAGTACACCGCTGGTCGCAGGCAGCGTTTCCCCGGCAGCGTTCCAGTAACCGACGATCAGCGTGCCGCCCGCGGATACCGGGTTAGGACTGGTCCCGAAAAACACATTCGCAAAAGCTGCGGTGACTGAAGAAGCCCCCCAGTCCTGTTCGACAGCAGATGCGCTTTTGTATGAACGCCAGCGTTCAGCAGTGCTCATTACCCCCGTCTGGCTGGTCAGAATTGCGCAAACGTTGATGTTATCTCGCGCCGCCGCCCGTCCCTCTTCGAGAAGCGTCACATTAATGACGTTATTAATTGATGCCGACATTTACTTGTCCTCTAAAAATTGAAACTGCGGCGTATCGATGCGCAGTGTCTGCACGTCCCGCGCAGGGGCATACTGAACATTGAAACTCAGGTGAACACGGTTGCCGTGGGACTGTCCCAGAAGTTGCCCCACATCGATGATGTTTGAGACGGCCATGATGGTAAGTGAATGCGTGCGGCGCAGTTCGTTCGCGTGCTGGCTTTCACTCAGCATCAGGAAGCTTTCAGCGTTGACGTAAGCCTTATCCCCGTAAAACTCCAGGACAATCGCGTGGCTCACTGAGGCGCTATAAGTCATTACTTCAGCGTCACCATTAAAGCGCTGGCCCCGGGCCAGCACTGATTGCGGTAGTGAGCCGTTTACCACGATATAACTGGTGGAAAAGTCGGACGCCTGTACGTTACGACGGTCGAACTTGATCAGCTGCTCGTCGTAGCCCAGAAGGTCACGCACGAAACGCGCGACCGCTTTCAGGTGGGGTTGTGTCATGGCGTTGGCACCAGTAGCGGGAGCCGGGTTTCCTCGGCGATGACAGCGCAGAATCCGTAATCCATAAAATCGGCCGGGGACACGACTTTGTAGTCCTTGCCTCCCTTCTCAATAAACTGACCGGTTTCAATTTTCAGCCGTGCATGAATCAGCAGATATTCTTTCGACCAGTCCAGGCTATCCAGCGTCAGATTCTCTTTGTTTGCACTTTGCACCACCGCCAGAATGTCCTGGCTGTTAACAGTCACAACCGGTTCAAAATCGATGGTGGTTTCAGTGCGGGTTTTGAGTTTTACAGGCTGTTCCCAGCCGATTAACGCGTCGCTCATATCAAGGTCTGATAAGTCGCTCACTTACGAACCTCCCATGTAATTGTTCCTCGCAATTGCCCTTTATCAATCAGGATCGCCGATGAGCCTTTGGCTTTTTTCGTTGCCTCTGTAATATCTGGCCACGTGCCATAGCCTGCTGTTTCAAAGGCTTTCACGCTGATATTTCGCGCCGTCGCGCCTATCAAATTTAAAGCGGTGTCAGCATCCATACGCCCGGAGCCTACGGCCTCACATGCTTTTTCGATTGCCCGGTTAATTTCCGACTTTTTGAGGGTAAAAGGAGCGCGAAGAAAGGAGCGTTCGGGAATGGTTATCTTGTGGGCTGCCGTAAAGCCGCTAACCGGTCCCATAAAGGTCTTGCGGGTAAAAGTAGCTTTTCCACCGGTTGCCATATACCCCGTCCCGCCAGGGTGATCGATTTCAGCACCGAACTCGTGAACCGCCCCGATCTCAATTATCGATGTTCCGTCATCGTGGGTTTTATTTCCCACCTTGCCCGCTGGCAAACCTACTGCAACGTAATGCGTTTTCATCGCCTGCAGGTTCTTCAGGTATTCGGTGGTAAGCTTTAGCGTTTCTTCCGGAGTCATAAAAAACCACTCCCTGATAACTACCGTATTGCCAGCACATGCACACCTACCAGCTTACGAAGCCTCAGATACTCCTGGCCGAATGAGCTTGAGCCGTACCCATCATGGCTGGACCCAAACCCTGCATCGGGCACAGAGTATCCCAGAGACACGCCTGCAACGGATCGGCTGGTGATTGTCTGTATGGGTTTCCCGTTACTACTTCCGGAGGGAGTGAGCGCGCCAGCCGCATACAGCAGATGCGCCGCTAAAGCATGAAGCCCTTGCTCGTAGAGCTTGTTCCACACCTTACGGCTCATCTGGTTAGCTGCATCCTGTAGCGCCCCCTCTATGCGAGCAGGGGCAACACTGGCGAACTCAGGGTAACGAACGGTGAATTCCATGCTACCCCCTGTGATTACTCTGCCGGTGAGGATTTGTAATCGACATACACCGCGGACTGCGGCTGTTTCCACATCGCGCCACCGAAGGCAGAACGATAGCCACACTCATATGTCAGCAGATCACGCTGTCGTGCCGCCAGCAACTCCGGCATATGCACTTCCATTTCGACGTAATCGGCTTCGTAGGTGTAGATGGCCAGGCGGGTTTTACCCGATTTGATACCTACCGCGTAATTGCTCGGGACCTTCACGAAAGTAATGTTGAATGACTCATTACCAGAAGCCTTACGCAGCGCCGCCATAATGCGATCCATAGCCGCAATCGGCAGCAGGTCAGTACCCACAACAATCGGATTCGGGTCGAATTTCTGCATGGCGAGCATAAAGTCGCTGGCGTCCATGGCGATATGCGTTGGCTGAATACGGTAACTGGATTTGCGCCATGCCGCGTTGTAAGCATCCAGCACCAGTTTCACGAATCCATCAGAGGTCATTTCGGCAATGGTTTTTCCTGACGTGTCGGTGATAAGCTGAACCATCGTCCCTGTCAGCAACCCTTCCTGACCTTTAACGCCGCGATGGCCGACGTAACCGGCATACTGAATGGTAGCGAGGGCGTTGGCATACAAATCATCCTGCTTTTTGGTCTGCAGGTTGATGTTCAGACGTGCGATCTTCTCCAGTTCCTGCTGAGTCCAGGTTGCGGCTTTAGCCCACTGGCCAACAGGTGCTTTCAGCCATTCGATATCACTATCAATGGTTTTCAAGCTGTTTGTCTTGTTACCAATGATGCCGTCTTTAACCGAACCGACCACTTCGGATACACCGAAATCCACATAGTCCCGAGAGAAATCGAGGCCTTCTTTAACCGGGAGGGCTTCACCGATGTTGATCTCTGGCAGTTCTTTTTCCTGCAACTGCATATCACGCTCAGTTAGCGCTTCCTGCAGCACTTCTTCGAAATCTGCTGATTCCATAGGCATTGGTTATGCTCCTTCCGTCTGCTGAACTGCCTGTTGTACGTAGCCCAGGGTGATAGCCACGCAGTTATTACCCGCGCTCACATCTTCCACCCAGTAGCCTAAATCAATATTGCCGGCAGCTTCGGTGGTGACCTTTCCGGCATCGGCACCCGTCGCCACGATGTATGCCGCCGCGCCACGAGTAAAATCAGCGTCATCGACTGTCAGCGCGCCAACACAATCGCCGTGGGAAAAATGCCCCACGTTGACTTGCTTGTTGTGCGGTGCACCATCACCGTAAATATCACGCACCACAATCCCGTGAATGCGTTTGCCAGCTGCGAGAGGCATCACGCCGCCGTCCGGGTTGACAGCTACGAACGTGCCATAGGGCAACTTCGTTTCGGTCAGGTTCTCTTCCCCCCAGACTTTATCGTTAGAGCTGGAGGCACGTTTGATTGAACCTGGTTTAATAGTGCCGTCGGCACCATCCCAGTCAGTGAATCCGAAAGTCATAGTTATTTACCCCCAAGTCGTTGAGTTGCGGTTTTAGTGCTTTTGTTCGCGGAGTCGTTAAACAGATGAGCACCAATTTCACTGCGTGGTTTCGAGGTGGCCTGAATGGCTGCATAAGCCGCGCGGACTTCGCTGTCAGTCATTGCTTTGACCTCAGCATCGTTAAATGCTTTAGTGCTCACCAGTACGGCGGCGCGCACGTCACGCGCTGATTTGGCATCATTGAAGCTGACTTTAGGGAAACGGGCTTTCGCGTCTGCCAGCGTGGTGCTGGTTTCATTGCCGGATTTCAGCTGTTCCAGTTCTTCTTCCAGCGTTTTAATTTTCGCTTTCAGATCGGCGTTTTCGGTTTCCAGCGCAGTGATTTTTGCGTCCTTGTCGTCACCACCAGCGGCAGGATCTTCATCGTTCGGCGATGGTGCCCCCGTCATGCCTTCCAGTTGGGTTTTAAGGTCAGCGAGTTGCGCCAGCACTTCCTGAGCCTTTGCCGTCGCCTCGTCAGTCCCTTGCCCCTGGAGTTCTTCCAGTGCTTTTTCCAGCGCGGCGATCATGCCGACCAGTTCGTCAGGAGTTAGCGCTGCACCGTCTGCATCCTTCAGTTTTTTGCCCTTCAGGAAACTCAGGGCGTCAGTTAATGTTTTGAACATCGGCTTACCTTTTTTGTCGTTTAACTTACACTGAGGCCCGTAGCGCCCCTCTGCCACGCCCGCGACGTGATTGCCGCGAATGTTGATGTGGTAAAACTTCCCGCCCCTTTCTTCGAGTTCAGCAGGCTCATATCCAACGGATACTTCACGTATCCCCGTTTCTTCCAGCGTCTTAATTGCAACGGCATCCGTCAGATAAACGTCGCAGACCACCTCGCCGCCCTCGATACGGGTATTGGCGATATGCCCGGATGCTTTGTCTTTGTGGTCAGTGGCGGTGACTTCCCCGTCGTCGGGGTGCGTTATGGTGAACGGGAGGCCATTGAATGAAGCGAGTGTTTCAGGTTTTGATAATTCGTCGAGAGTGCGGACAACAGTGATTTTTTTGTTGGCATCGCTGCCAGTGAGCCCCAGCTCGTGACCGTAATATTCAATCGGCCCGGCGCGGGTGATCGTCGCAGTGGTAATCACATACCCCTGCGGTGTTCGTTTCCACTTCATTGATTAATCCCATGAGACGTAAGGGAGAGCCAGGCACCGGCATTGATAGTCTTCTCCTGGCTTACCGATAAATGCTCCGATGGTGGAACGTTTCTTCCACGTTTTACCGCCGTCGTCTGAATAAACTGTCGGATCCGAATATTTGCAAAGCATGCCGTTCAGAACGAAATGGTTTTCCCGTTCACGTTCGTCGCCAGTACCTCCCCACTCATACAGGTCAAGACCAAGCGCCACATTGCGCGCTTCAGTCAGGTCTGCGTTCAGTTTTGAGGTCTGGTCACGAGCGATGAACTTTGCACGATTGCGGGTGACCTCCCCACGCTCCTTAATCAGGTCAATGAGGTTTTCATGTCGGCTACCGTCTTTCATGTTCTCGAAAACCGCCGCGCCGATATCGTGGATAAAGTCGGTATGGATGGAGGTGATCAGGTCAACGTTGTCATTAACCGCCTTTTCCATTTCAGGCTTTATCGCACCATCTCCAAGCATCCCGGTCAGGTCGATCCCAAAAGCCTGCGAGAATGTGCGCTGCGTCTGCTCTTTGTTCTGCAGGTTTGCCCGCGCAACGAATCCGGCAGAGAGTCGGGCGGCGACCTCCTGAATTGAAATGCTCGCCAGACGCTGCATGACAGCAGCAAGACGCGTCGTAATCGAGAGAGGTGTGCTATCAGGAGCATCGGTAAGCGCAGGCTTGCCCAGCTCGTCAACAAACGTCTGGACCATGCTGTCGATAAAATCCGTCAGCCTGTCTCGATACCAGACCTCTGCGCGCTTGCTGGCGGTTGGTGGCCGCATCCGTCGACGTCGTGGTTTAAGACGCCCCTGTTTGCGCTCCAGCAGCTGTTTCAGGTCCATGTGCCACTCCCTGCGACAATCGCCTTAATTTCTGCTTCGGTGACCGTCTTCAGTACGCCCCGGTTTATCATTTCCCTGATAGCGACTTCTTCCGTCAGGATTGAACCCGTTACCAGCGTATTGAAACCCGTCGCATACTGGCTAAACCGGTTAGCTTCGTCAGCCTCGTTAATGCTGTCGATTGTCGGGTATTCGTAGGTAAGGCTTTGCGTAATGGCGAGTTTGTCCAGCGTGAACTGGTCGGCGAAATCCTGCATGGGGCGAAGCCTGGACTCCTGCAGGCCGTTAATCGTCTCGTAATAGGATTTGTTATCTTCCTCACCGCTGCTGAAGCCGCTGGCCGACTCACCAAAGAGAACCGTTATCGGTCTGTCCAGCGCCCCGGCCAGCACAATCGCCATTTTGCTAATCACATCCGACAGCCCGGTAAATTGCGCGTTTTTTTGCTCATAGCGCCCCTGTGCCTGTGTATCACCAGCATCAATCAATAACATCCCGGTTGAAGATTTGGTGTCCTTCATCACCCTGGCATACTCGCGAACCTGCCCTTCCTGACCAGCTGCGATCTGGTTATTCATGCCGGGGATAAACAGCACATCGACGTTTGCCTCCTGTATGGTGTCTCCGGTGCTGAGGATTGCGGTGTCGAAGGTTTTGATGTGCTCATAGGGCGCCTGAAGGTCTGACGTGCCAAACTTTGCGCGATCCTTAATGCTGTGATTGCCCAGCTTTGTTCGGCAGCAGCGGGAGTGGTGAAACCTGAGTTGCTTTGTCCCGACATCAAGTTGATACGTCAGAGGCTCACCGAAACAGTCCGAACGTATGTCGGTAATGACTTTACTGTCCGGCGTGTACTCACCTTTTCGAAACACTAAGAATTTAACGATATCTTCGCTCTGCAAATTGAGCGGCAAGGCTATCTGGTCATCGGCACAATCTGTGATAGCCACGATTAGCGAATCGCCCAGCAGGGAGGCCCACCCCAGCGCGCTGTGAAAGACTGCATTCAATTTCAGTTCTTTTTCAGCGTCAGCGATGCGCTTGGTTATAGAGCTATCGACGTCGCCCGAAAATTTACGGGGCAACTTCAGCATGTCGTCGGCGGTTTTGTTGATGTACTTTTTCACCACCCACGATTTTTTATACATCGCGAGTAGTTCTTTATCCGGCACATCGGGCTTACTGCTGCTATACCGCACCGCGCCGATCTTCTCGCCGAGTGAAGTCATTAAGCTAACCAGGCCATCATTCAGACGACCAACGATATTTTTTTTCGTCATTACATGATGTCCAGTGGGCTGAGTGTTTTTCTCTGATACAAATCGCGTAGCCCCTGCGTCATTGCATCGACAACGTCATCGTTCGCGCCGACAGGGAACGTGGTAATTTCCTCGACCGTCTCGGTGATCCACGGTGCGATGTCTTTATGGGGAAGGAAAACGTTACCCGCTTCCCATACAGCGGTGATCGCATGCGCACGGGCAACTTTGCTGCCGTCCGGTTCAACAGGAACAAGCCCCGCAACGGTGCTTTTCAGCGAATCAATAACCGCCGGTCCGTTGGCTTTGTCCTCCACCAGCTTGCGCAGGCCTTTGGGGTATTCGTCGGCCATGCGTTTAACGGCTTTCAGCGTTGAGGTAAAGCTCATGCGCGCACGTACCTGGTGAAGCAGATAAGCATTGGCGCCCTTTTTACCCCACACCTGACCGACAACGTAGTCAGTGCCTTCGCTATCTTTAAACGTCATATCCCAGCTGTGGATGACTATGTCGAAGTTGGTCGGCAAGTCTTTCGGGAGGTAATACTTGATCCATTCGTCTTTGAAGATGGAGCCACCAGCCTGTTTTGGTGACTGCTGATACATCGCAGACCAGAAGTAATCCCCGAGAATGGTTTTGGTTTCGAGCAGTTTCTCTTTTGGGTGCAACTCTGGAACCAGCGCTTCACCCTGCTCGTTGATTGCAGGGAACGCCAGCACCTTAGCGCGCGGCGTGATTTCCACTACACGCCCGGATAAGTCATCTGTCGCCCAGCGGGTCGCCATGATGATTTCGCCGCTGTTTTTCGACAGACGCGTTTTGAACGTGGAAACGTACCAGTTCCAGATAGATTTCTTAGTTGTCGGGCTAAGTGCTTCTTTGGCGTTTTTTATCGGGTCATCAATGATACCGAGATCGATTTTCTTACCCGTTAACGGACCGCCTACCCCCGCACAAACATACGTCCCCTTATGGTTAGCTATGCCGAATTCGTCAGTGTTACGCTTTACGGCCACACCATCAGCCGGCTTATTGCCCAGCCAGGCGCCAGGGAATATGTTGCGGTATTCCGGCGTGGACATAATGCGCTGAACGTCGGCGTTCATATCCCCGGCAAGGTCAGCAGAGTAGGACAGCGCACCTACGCGCATTTCAGGATATTTTCCGAAGAAATACGCTGGCAGGTAACGCGAAACGATATCCGATTTACCATGCTGCGGCGGCGCACCGAGAATCAGTATCGGGCGCACTCCATTCATCATATCCAGCAGGAACTGATCCAGAGCGTCGCAAACCGTTTGCGAGAACTTGCTGGTTATATATTCGGGGTTGATGTACTGAATAAAGTCGTGAAGGCTGGCCCTGGCGTTGCGCCGCTTGAGTAACTCTGCCGCTGCTTCCTGCTTACTTACCAGCGATAATTGCGGCGAGCTGCTCATCAGTCAGATCCTCCGCGCTTACTGTGTGATTATGCTGTATGGGCTCACCATTCGGGCCACTTAACTCAGTTTTGGTTTTCAGCATGCCGAGGTGTTGTGCGACCATCTTCATAGCCTCATCCTGATTGCGGGTAATCATTTCAAGGCCAAATTTCCCCTCTTTAATCCCGGCAAAGAGTCGGCGTTCTGCACCATTCAAATCTCGCGTATCGTGGAAAACAGGACGGCTCAGACCAACGCCATTGCATCGGGGGCAATCCGGGTTCGGGTCCAGTGTGCCGTCGTAGCCGTAGCCGCCCGTATCCTTAGGCTGTATGGCACCTTCCTTCCCCTTAACCTTTTCTTCCGCTTCCTCAAACTCAACTGCATCGCGCCACTGGTAGTTAAAACCGAGCCCCCAGCAGTAACGGCAACAGCCGCGGTGATGTTCAGTCAGTTGCGTAGCGTCTGCCGTCGCAATGTCCCACCACCATTTCAACACTTCGTCCTGCGTTACCTTCACTCTTCGCGAACGTTCATCCAGAGCGTCGCGAATTGCCTGGCTGACCTTAGCATTTCTTAGCAATCGAGAGGCGTTAACGTAAGCCGTATTGCCTTCGCCTTTGTAGCCAGCCCGCTTGTATGCAGCGGTCCTGTTCAGATCGAGAAGATACTCTTCGACAAACCTGATCTGCATATCGTTAAGGCCATAATTGCGCAGGTTGAAGGGTTGCGTACTTTCCTGTATATCGGTCTGCGCATCAGTTGAGGATTGCTCATACTGCGCAGTGGTAGGGGCTTGTTCAGTCTGCGCATTGCGCACTTTCTTCTGCGCAGGTTTTTGCGCACTTTGCGTAGTAGGTTTTTTGATATATCGACGGGCAGTCGCGTAATTCAGTCCCTGCTCTTCACACCAGTCTTTCGGAGAAATACCGGATTTAGCATGCTCGGCGAGGAACTGGTGTTGCAGTGCTCCCCAGTCCGGTTTTGCCATAAAGTTTTCCTGTTATATATTCATCTTAAACAGCATGGAGATAATATGGGCGTTAAGGTGTTCCGAAGTGATATTCAACAAGATAGTGAATCAGCTTATCATCAATGGCTTAATGACAATCCCGATGGATATGTCGTTAACGCCTTAAAATCAACCAGAGGTCAGGCTAGCAAGAGTGATGAACGCTTTACCAGAGTTCATCGGGCTAAATGTAAAACAATCAACCCGCTACTTGGACTGACGGAAAGGAAAGGCTTCACAACCGGTAGATACCAGAAGCTTTGCGCTGCAACCTTTGAATTTGCTGAGAGAGAAGCAAGATCGGTTACTGGGCTGGCAAACGTGAAGAAATGCCCCTGTAACTGATATGTTGTTATAGCCATTAAAAAAGCCACCCGTAGATGGCCTTTTTGATGGCAGCATAAATAACCCCGACCAGATAGGTTCAGGCTTTCGGCAGCGGCATCCAGCGCCTTACTTCAAATCGCGAATGAGCGACTGTGCCAGTAAACCCAAAAATTGCCTGTTTTGGCTCTCCAAATGGATCGAAGCAACCCACAGCGATACCTTTGTCAGTATCCAAAATGACCATTTCGAAACCTTTTGGTTTGCTGTCTTCAATGTTAATCCATTCCATCTCGTCCCCCCCTTATTTAGAATTGAAATAATAGAATAACAGGGGAAATAATATTAATGGAATCTGTAGCGCCACTATCATAGCAACTCGAGATGGTTGATTAGCTTAAGTAAAATTTAGCCAGTCCTTCATTTTACAATTTGATTATCACAGAAATAAGATGTAACAATGATTTTCCACTCAACAAGCAAAGAGGTAATTCGTGGCTAAATCAGTAGAAGATATGCTCAATGAGATGCAGGTACGTGCGCTTGCAACTGACACTCTGTTCCAGTCACTTTTTGCAGCCCTGGAGTCGCAGCAAAAGCAGACAGTCATTAATAACGTCAGACATAACTTTGATGCCTTTGAAAAAGGCACTCATGACGAGTTAATGAAGCAAAAATTAGCGGCCGCCCGAGCAGTCGCTACTCGCGTTTTAGGAAACTAAAGATAAAGATAGGGCTTTTTGATAAGCCCTAATTACTCTGTTGCGAAACTCTGAATTTCTCAATTCCCCGTATCCCGGCCAGCTGGTTATTCGCCTTCTCAATGGTTGACAGCAGCGGGTTAATCCACAGAACGGCCTGGCAGTACGTTATTGAGCTGGCGGCAGCGGTGCTATCACCGGCTGCGTCAGCGTTCCCGGTATCGGTGTGCATTGCGCTGGCACGTAAACGGTTCGCGTAGTTGAGCAGCCCACTAGCAACATCAGCAGGAACAGGCATATCACAGGTTTTTTCACGTCGGAGAATCTCCCGGTATTCGATGACAGTTTTCTCGGCACCAGCATCTATCAGCGAATTCATGCGGCTGGCGTTCTCAGCTACCTGATTAAACCGGTTTAAGTTGAAAGCCTGGGTAGTTATCACCGCCGCCTGTAGCGCGTTGTCGCTGCGCAGCACCCGGTTATCACTCTCTGACGCGGTCAGTGCCGCATTGCTGCGTACTAGCAGAACACAGAGCACCGCAATGATGGTTACGACGACCACCAGCAGAATCGCGACAATCGTAATTTTGCTGGTTTTCATCAAAATACCCCCGGAACTGATACCGGAATGCCTGGGTTAAGCGGCCCGAGCTCATCACCAAGAACCTGAGGTTTTTCTGCCCACAGGCAAACTTCACGCTCAATCTCACGCCGGGTGATTAAACCCTTCCACTGTTTTCCATCAGCGTATGTCCAACGTCGCAGTTGTTCACATGCGCCTTTCGAATCACCCTGGTTGATTTTCCGTAACAGTGTGGAGGCTTTGAAGTTGCCAGCACCGACGTTGTACGCGAACGAGTAAAGTGCACCGCGCATTGTTGCCGGGATTGGGGCCTTGATGTAGGGGTTAATCTGACGGGCGACAATATTCAGGTCTTTATCCAGCAGCACCTGACATTCTGCTTTGGTGTAGGTCTTGCCGAGGATAATATCTTTACCAGTATGGCCCCAGCATACAGTCCACGCTCCAACAACATCCCGATAAGGCTGATAGCGTACACCTTCAAGGCCATCATTACCCGTTGGGCCAGTAATCAACGCCGCAGCGATAGCAATAGCGCCAGCGGGTATAGCTGCAATAACGCTATTCTTCAGCTTTTGTGGCATAGCCATTGCGACGATCCTCCCGTTCTTTCCAGCGGAAATACCAGTTCACTGCACATGTGATTACCGTGCATGCGATACCGACAATAATTGCCCAGTCGCTCAGGCTTAACCCTGCAATTCTGTCGGCCAACATCCAGGACACCTCTTTTGCTGTTTTAGCTGTTTCGGCATATGCCTTCGCTGATACACCGCAGCCGGTCAGCGTGGTTCCTGTTCCATATGAAAGTCTGCTGTAAATGGTGCTCATTCTGGTCATAGCCTCACCTCCGATTTTTCGGATGGCGCTGTGTGTGTGTTTGAAAATGGTCAGGCTTCACGGGCTGGATTTATCAACAAAGCACGTAGTGGATGATTCCCGTGAGGCCTGAAATAGAAAAGGCCGCCCGTAGGCAGCCCAGAACGCAGAAAGCCCCGGCATTTGTTGCCGAGGCTCTTAAATTTTTTCTTCAACGGTGAACATACAATGCCCATCGTTAGAACAAATTAACACGGATTCGGGAAAAGTAAATATCTCATCGCGTTATTTTTTTGAGCTGAGCTTCAGCCCACGCCTCCTCGATATCGAATTTGGTGATTAGCTCGTCGAAGAATGGCTTAACCGACTTCTTCCAGGTATCCAGTGTGATAGCGTCCGTTATCTTACAAATTGCGTTATGCACCTCAGTGGAGAGGATCCGCTCATAGCCACGCCCGCCGCAACGCTTACAGTTACCCATAACCGGCACGCCCTGCTTTTCCGTTTCATCCTGATTCACCACCTGGCCCCGTCCATGGCAGTCATTGCAAGCGGCACTGATCACCCTTTTACCCAGGCACTTTTGGCACAGCACTCGCACCTGCTCCCGGACAGATTTAACCTCTTCCCAGTCTGACGGCGAGACCCCCTTTGTTACTTTGACCCATTTTGGCGGCTTGCCGTCCGGATAGGTTACTTTGTTGGTGAATACCTCGGCATCGATGAATCCATCCCCGTTGCAGCAGTCACATGTTTTTTTACTGGAGGCACTGCGGGAATAATCTTCAAACGCGAATGCGGCCAGAACCTGAATCACTTGAGGTTTTATGTTGAAGTTGAGCTTTCGCAGCGCAGCTACTTTGTCACATTTGGTCATCGCGTACTCAGCCAGCAGTCCGATCGCCCGATCCCGGTCGTTATTACTTATGCCCATCTTGCCGAGGAAAGCACTGTACCCCATGGCAGCGCGTTCCTGAGTCATGCCCATTGCCGCCATAATGTCGGTGCCAGTCAGTGAATCAGAGGCGGTAGCACGCGGAGAATCGCTAATCAGGGTGGATTTTGCAAAGTGGTATTTCACTGTATTTTCGAGGTTCATAGCGCTTCTCCAGCATAAGTTTTCACGTAATTCTTCAGTATTCGGTAGTCCGTCAGCACAGAACCGGGAAAGTGGTATAAGCGCAATCGTTGCCAACGAACGCAGAGGTGATCGGCAAAATAGGATTCAAATGTCATGCGGCCTCCTGCTTTTTCAGCGCGCGCAGGTCAGCCAGCGCGGTCAGTCTGATTTCCTTCAGTTCTTCAATCGTCCAACGATGCGGAGCGTTATTGTTCTCGAGCGCTAGTACCAGCTCTTCGCCATAACGTTCCACCAGCGCGGCTCGGTATGCTTCGATGTTCCCGGATTTGTAGACGTTGCAGACATCACACTGAAGATGGATGTTGAAGCGAGTGAAGCGCAGATGCCCAGCGGCTGCCGTAGTCCGATAATGGCCAGCATGCCAGGCGAACGCCGTTTTAGTTCCGCAGGAAATACAGCCCCGCCCCTCCGCCAACTCCGTCTCGCGGCAAATGTCATTTACGGCGCGCTGCGTCAGGTCAATCCAGTGCTTCAGCGGCTTAACTGCAGCTTTACGCTGGCGCCAGGCTGCACGTTCTTTCTTCTCAGTGGCGCGCTGCTTGGCAGACTCTTTGCGTTGTGCAGCCTCCCGGGCTTTTCTGGTCTGCTCCTTGCCGACGGCGCTGGCGCACTCATAACCGCAGACAGTCTGCGTGTCGCGCACCGGGTGGAACCACTTCCGGCATTCTTTGTTGGCACACTTGCGGCGAGGTAATTTAGCCATAATCACCCCCAGACCTTTTGTCGAAAGGTTCTTGGTGTACGCGCCGGATGCTCGCATTCAGGTAATTTGGCACTGACAGTCCAGGTGATGTTGTCGCGATTAAGGCTGCGTTCTACCGTGGCGCCACGACGGCGGTAACTGGCCACCAGCTCGTCGGCCTGCTCGGTTGTGCATTCGTGATGGTGAAACCATGAGTATTTCATCGCCATCACCCCGCAAAGCTCATAAGCTGTGCAGCGGCGTTTTCCGCTTCTCGCTGCGTCTTGAATGCCCGGGACAATACCCATCGCCACAGAACATCGAGCGCTGCTTTGTACAACTGCTGGAACTCGGTTTCGTCCATGTTGGCAAAGGCTATGCTGCGGGGGTGTTTACGAAGAGTTCCGTCAGGTAGTTGAATTGCGTCGTAGTGGCCGGCCTCGACAATTACCCAGGCACGGTACGCGTCAAAGGATTTACACAGGCTGATCCCATTGGTAATTCGGCGACTGGCGACCTGCTCCAGATACTGCTCGGCAGCATCCAGCAGTGCGCCTTCGTTTCCACCAAATGCCGCGAGGAATTTAGCATAACCATTTACGAGCTTACGCTCATTGCTGGATATCGCCCCGCCGGTGGGTTCCCAGTATTCGAAACCGAGATTGAGTAATGCGAAAAAGCGACGGTGAAAAGCAGGGTTGCGTACCCGCCGGAACTCGACCACCAGCACGGCGCCTAGTTTGATTTTTGATTGCAGAATATCGCTGGTCTCCGGCGTCGCGGGGATCAGGATTCCTGATGACTGCTTGATGAGTTGTAGTTCGTGCGCCATGGTTTCTCTCCGTGGCGCAGTAGGTTACGGTTGTTCAGACCGTTGATTTCATATTATCAGAAGGTGGGGTTACCCGGTAGCCGAGACGGTGAATAAACTGCATAAAACCATTAGGAGTAAAGACCTCTTCATCATCCAGCAAAGGCCGCATAGAAACCATGCCATTGACGCGATAAATTAGATGCCTGCCCGATGAAGGAAAGCTAAACACCACGCAGCCGTCAGACCTTCTTACAATGTCATACCAGTTGTCTTCTGACGTTTGCAAAGCTGAATCACTCACATTTATGTTCTCCCTTCGAGCGACTAACAGACGCGATTAAAGATTGTCGGCAGCAGCATCAGAGGGTTACGCAAATTGCGGTATTCTGAAAAATGCGCGCCAGCCTTAAGCGCAATTCTAATAAAACCAGTCGTCAGCGCTTTCCCAGGTATCCTGGAGGATTGATTCAATTTTCTTTTTATCGTCCTTGTCACCACCAAAAACACTTAACCCATCCGACCCGGCACGGCGGATTGTGAGTCTGCAATTGTCATAGTGATCATTCAGGCGCTTAAGCAATTCTTTCTCCAGTGCAGGTACCGCGCCTTTAGGAAGTTCTTTCATGCGATCAATGGTTAATTCAACTTTCATAATGGCCTCCATTGCATGTACTGTGTTTTTATACAGTATACCTATGCGCGGAAATGATCAACGTTTTAAGAGCACAAATTGTTAATTTTCTGTCAGTAGTAAAAAAAGAAAACCCGCCGTAGCGGGTTGAATTAGCGATGTTTTATTACGCCGCTATTTGTTTCTGCTGACAAAGCTCCGGCAAATTAGCACGCACCAGCGCTTCAGCAAACGGCGGCGGGACGGCATTTCCGCAGCGTGCAACCTGCTTGTCTTTTGCATACTTCTTGCCCCGATAGTCCTGGTCGATGATGTACCACTCCGGGAAGCCCTGCGCACGGTATAGCTCGTGCGGTTGCAGCATACGCATGCCAATATCAACGATGCGGTAAGTTATGCCGTCAACTGTCACCAGCCCGTCGCAATCCTCGCCACAGTATTCCCGCAGAAACTCAAGCGTCTGCTGAGCGCGATATTCGTCGTACTCATCGACCGCAAGAGTGGTTTTCACCTCCCCTACGTGCAGCCCGCCCGCCGTCACCGTTGGCACTGGTTCACTGGTTGGCTGCCCATCCCGGCAGGTACCTCGCAGTTTCACCAGATGGGAGGCAACCACTGCATGATGGTCGACAGTGGTCACCGAGTGCGCCGGTTCATTCATACTGACACCCGGCCCCGTATAGTTACCGCCGTAGTGTTTCGCCAGGAATGCGCTCACCGTCGCGAATTTATTCCCACCTGCAGTAACGGTACCCAGCGGGTTATCCAGTCGCAACACACGCGGTTCTTGCCCGGGACGTTCACCATATCCCATCTGAATCAGCGTAGGCGTCACCAGTTGAGATTTACCGCCACCACCAGCTGTGATGGTTGCGCTCGGTTCGTCTGCCCGGTGTCCGACACTGGCCCCAAACTGGCGGGCTATCACTGGCGCAACCAGACAGGCGCGGGATTGCTTCAGAATGGTGTGAGCAGGTTTATCCAGCGGGCGCGGTTTAGCCTGGTATTCACTGCCACCATTACCGGCCAGGAACGGCGTCAGTGCAGCCTCAACAATCCCGAGTGCATGCCCATTCCCGCCCGGGCGTTTTGATGTGCCAGCGGTAACCGTCGGTACCGGTTCGGTAACAGGCTGGCCGGTTGCACCAGTGTGAAACTTTGTCAGGTGCGGTACGGCTAACGCATAACCGTGGGTTTTAGTAATGGTTTGCAAAGGCTCGCCCAGCGCCTGACCACGGAAACAGTCGTAACTCGTTTTGGTGCTGGTGTGATTGCATTTCACGATGAACGGCGACGCACCGTCGATAACAAAGCGCTGTATGCCGCGCGCGATCCGCTTCAGAGTATTTTGTGCCAGCTTTTTTTTGCGGTCGAAAATCGACGGCGCCGGAATTGTCCAGTCGATACACTCCGCAGCCGTGCGCCACGGCGCCAGTCTGCCCGACTGAACCGCCGCAGATTTAGGATCCCCATGCGTTGGTTCCGGCCATACAATCGGCTTCCCATCACGGCGCATAACCATGAAGAAACGCTTTCTGATTGTCGGTGCGCCGTAGTCACAGGCGCGCAGTTCGCGATACTCGACTACATAGCCCAGGCCTTTTACCAGCCGCGCGGCGTCTTCGCTATCAAGCGAAATATTCAAAAACTCGCAGCATTCCTCCAGCGCCGGATGGTTCGCCGGGATGCCGGTTGTCAGCATGCCAATAAACGCTTCAAAAGTTTCGCCTGCGCGGGATGGGTCTGGTCGCATTTCTCCAGCCAGTAGCGGCCCCCACGTTTTAAACTCTTCGACGTTCTCCAGTTTCATTACTCGCGGCTCAACATCCAGCCCCCAGCGTAATACTACCCAGGCCAGTCCGCGGATCGCTTTCTCAACAGGTTTAGCGCCCTTAGCTTTAGAAAAGTGGCGGCAATCTGGAGAAAACCACGCCAGAGCCACCGGACGTCCTGCAGTAGCTACCTTTGGTCGAACCTCATACACAGACTCGCAGTAGTGCAACGTATCAGGGTGGTTCGTTGTATGCATCGCCACGGCGTTCTCGTCGTGGTTGATAGCAATATCAACGCTGCGACCGATTGCCAGCTCAATTCCCGTACTCGCCCCGCCGCCACCGGCAAAGTTATCAACGATGATTTCTCTCACGCGTATTTCTCCATAGCGATGGCCAGTGACCGGGCCGCAGCGATTATTGACGGTACCGGCATTTTCTCCAGCCACATGCGATTGATGTGATGTTTCAGGCGGCGCTGGTGATGTGCCGGGAGATCCCCGGCACTTTCAATCTGGCTATATACCATTCCCACTTCGGCAGGCCAGACAGTTTCCTCAACATTCACCAGCAACAGGTTTTCCAGCTCGACGATACGCTTCGTGGCGTATTCCAGTTGCGGATCCATCACTTATCTCCCTGATGCTGTTCAGTTTTGATATGCAGGCGCGGCTCCCCGTCTTTCGGCTCAGACCACTGCCGCTGCTTGTTCACCGCCAACTTTTCTACCATCGCCTGGTTAATCTGCTCGTCACTGATACCGGCACGACGTTGCGCATCCCATAACAGGAATTGCATGTCAGCCCATTCGCTCAGATCGCCAGGTTCAGCAGCAGCCTCTAGCGCTTCTTTGGAAAGGTGCTTCAGCGGACCAACTGGACCGACATCGCCGAAAGTAGCCTGTGACCATACCGCATGCTCACGACGTACCAGTTCGCGGGCAAACACCCCAGCAATCACCTTCACAGCATCAGCCATTGCGTAGCCGAGATTACCGCCGTCGCTTTGGGCTGCTGCTTTGCTAAGTATTTCGCTTATCTGGTGCAGGCGATCGAGTGATACAGGACCGTTCGCCGGGTGGTTGTTAGTTGTCATGAGTTAGTCCTTCACAAAAATAATCCAGTGGGTTTTGTCGTTTTCCCCAGTACGTTGACCAATTGCAGGTTTTACATCTGTAAGCGCCAGAATCTGGCTAACCGGGATCTGCGTCTCGTTCCATTTGAATATGAGAACGCCGTGTGGCCGCAACACACGAAACGCTTCTTTGAAACCGGAGCGCAAGTCAGAGCGCCACGTTATTTTGTTCAGTCGCCCGTATTTTTTACCCATCCAGGCAGACTGGCCCACGCGCTCGAGGTGCGGTGGGTCAAACACTACAACCGGAAAAGAAGAATCAGCGAACGGCAGTGAACGAAAGTCAGCAATCAGGTCGGGACTGATAACCAGGCGGCGACCGTCGCACAGCTCGTGCTCTTCGGCGCGGATATCAGTAAACACGGCGCGGGTGTCCCGCTTGTTGAACCAGAACATGCGGGAGCCGCAGCACATATCGAGGATCTTCGTGTTGTCGGTCATACTGATGCTCTCCCGTAAAACGCCAGTACACGCTGCATAGCCGGACTTGTGCGGCATACGGATGTGACCATGTTTTTTCTCACTTTCGATTTGAGTTGCTTGATATTCTGCTCGCCACCGGGCTGAAGCGAATAGACCGGGCGATGCGGCTCGCCAGTGCGGATTACTACCGTTTTGCGTACTAGGTGAAGCAGCAGATTGTGTGCCTTCTTGCAGTCGCATCCCAACAGGTTCTGAACCTGACGCGGCGTGATCGTCTGATTAACCCGAAGATAATCGACGATCGCCCACAGTGATTTGCTTGCCATAGTGATTTCTCCCATTAGACCAGACCGGCGTTTTTGCGTTGTTTGTACTGAGCCATCAGCATTTCTGCAGGCGTTGGGCCAGTAGCTGCTTTCGGCGCTGCAAGTGCGCGACGGATTGGCGGTACCGGCTTACCGGACAGTGCTCGCTTTTCCCAGTCATGCAGGATGTCACCAGCGGCTCGGATAAGTTCCTTCTCATTGAACTGTCCCTCTGTTCCACGACGGCGAAGCTCCAGGCAGATGTGGTAATACAGCGGGTTTTTATCCTTCCATGGGAACTGCTCACTGGTCGGATAGCGAAAAACAAGTTTCCGCCAGCGCCAGTATTCGCTCATGATGTCGTCCACACTGACACCCAGCGCACCACTCCCCTCACGGCACCACGAAATAAACTGACCCGGCGACGGCCAGAACGGTGACTGGCTGGATCGGGCTTTCTGCATCCCGGAGGAAAGTTGCTCACGGGAGGTGATGCCTGACTCAGCAAAAGCAGCGATCCATTGCTGCTTTGCAACGCGAATATCAGCGTCAGTACGTAGGTTCGTCTGAGTGGATGCCGGGAATACCTGCATGAGGTTTTCAAAAAGCATATCCACCAGCTTTTCAGCGTCAGCGTTAACAACCTTGCGTCCGTCGTAAGAATCTCCAGCCATGCGCGATAGCATTTCGCTGTCGCGATTCTGAATTGCACGATAAAGATCCGGGGTCATAAAAATTTCTCCCATGCTTCAGGACTGTTCCAGTGCGGGCCAGTTTCGGATTTGTTTGCGCTGACATCTGTGCGTGGTTTACGGGTAGTGTCTTCGCTGTGAAGAGTTAACGTGTCCCACTTGGCGCGGAGCTTTGCGGGGGAGAGAATATTTTTGTACCAGAACGAGTCTTTGCAGGCCCATCGGAACAGCTCACAAATCTCTTTGTGGGTGCGTCCGTCCAGTTGGCGCATCAGGCGTATATCATTCGCCCAGCCAGCCATATTCGGTTTTTTCAGGGATGGTTTGGTGATGTCGCGCAGCGCCAGCATCCACTCTGCACAACGGAGATCGTCAGATGTCCCCCACTTGTCACCCTTCGGTGTCTGGACAGCTGCATCAGGAACAATTTTGGAAATTCTCTGACGTACATTAAATACGTTAGTATTTAATATTACTTCTTGTTCATGATTCTCGGGTTTAAGCGCGCCCTTATGCTCGGGGTTATGCTCGGCATCCACTCCCGAAGCCTTGCCATTGCTGGGTTCGTTATGCTCGGGGCTATGCTCGCTGTTATGCGCGGCGTTATGCGCGGGTGAATCGTCCATTTTTTGAGCGTAATGCGCGAAATTTGTGATGGTTATTACAGTGCCTTTTCTCTTCTCGCCAGCGGTTGAAATCATCCCTTCTTTCACGAAAAGAGACAGCATTCGATCCACTGCATGACGGCTTGTTGGCTCCCCATTTCGGTCGCATAATTTCAGCCCGAGATCTGCCGACGTGGTCACCAGTTGTCCGGTTTGTAATGGCCACTGCCGGCCTTTAAAGTTTGCCGTGTATGGCTGGCGGGCGGCGCCCAACAGAAGGTTCTCCCATAGCGTGCGCAGGAAGACATCTTTAGCCCAGGGCTTCTTCAGTACACTCCGGTACAACGGGATGAATCCGGTCTTCTGGTTCTCCATCCGGTTGCTCCTGACGGCGGTACGCGCCGCAAAATCGGCGTAGGCGACATTCGACATAGCTATGCCTCCCTTGCCTGGTATTTTGAAAAACTCTTTGTCATAATGACCTCGCAATGAGTACGCAACGAATTGCACCAGAAAGCCGTTGGTGTTCGCGCACCGCGGCTTTCGCTATTTTTGAAACTGTCATACAACCCCCAACATCATTTGAACCATCTCCATCAGCGGACCGGTTAAGCCAGGGTCAACGCGATACATCTCCACGATCCCCTCGCTCAACTCTTTCAGCTTCTGATGACGTGGCGCATCCATTGCGATGGCAATCTTCGCTTCGCTGGTTTCTTTCTCCAGCCTTGCCAGGCGGGCCATAACGTTGTCTTCTGGTAGCAGGCGGTTGCGGAACTCAATCGGCAGAACCGCGAGGATTGCCGGAGTCAGCTGGCGAACGTTTTCGCGGTACCGTTCGCTGTTGAAATGGTTATCCAGAAAGCGGAAAAGCTTCTGACGCTGTCGGCTGAGGTCATCAGGGAAAGTGATCTCGTCTCCCCCTTGAGCCAGGTACTCTTCGATGATCAGAGCAGTAACTACGTCCTGACCATCGGCACCCGCCCACGCACGAACGGCATCGCGGATCTGGTCATGTTTATCTACCGAGACAGGTTGATTGCGATTTATCATCGCAGCCGGTTGATATCCGCTATTTTGATGAAGTGATAGTGACTGCATGGTTATGCCCTCGCTTCCTGAGCAGGTAATCCATCCGTAGGGTTGAGGTACAAATCAGGACGTAACTCATGTGGAGTTACCCCTGTAGCATTGAAAATAGGAATGACACGGTTAGCCGGTACGACTCCGTTATCACGGTGACGCCAGTGACTGACCGTCATTGAAGATACATCGAGCTTTTCTGCTAAACGGGTTGCGCCCCCTACGATGCTTATTGCTTTATCAAGTGCTTTCATATTTGGCTCCAAGTAACAACAAACCAAATTAAACATTATGTTTATATGTAAGTCAACATTATGAATGTTGAGGCGATAAACTTTTAGTTTAGAATCTTGATATATGAGAAAAAACACACACCAAACAGATAACCCGCAGGTTCGGCGGTTAAATGAAATCATCGAGAAGAAGCGCATATCCAAAGCGGATATAGCGAGAATCTGTGGTGTGAGCGCACAATCAGTCAACAACTGGTTTGTCAGAGGAGCGATAGGAAAAAGCTCAGCAATAAAACTTGCCGATGCGCTAGGCGTAAGTCTTGAGTGGGTTCTAGGTCAGGACGTGGACGCTAAGGACGGTTTGAGACACGACGAACGGAGACTATTGGAACTCTATAATCAACTACCAAACGAAGAAGAACAACAGAACATGTTGCGGATCGTATCTCTACGATTGAAAGAACTCGATGAACTGTACGCCAAGTATATGGGACGGCGGATTAAGGGTGATATGGAATAATGCAAGACAATTTCATCTTAAAATGAAGGAGTAGTGAGATATGCCAGAAATCAAAAAATCTAAAGACTACAACGCTGGATTTGCGGATGTTTTTATAACTACTGGAATGAATGTCGGAGATAATGCCTATTGCCACATTACTTTTTGTAGACATGTGGTCGACAACTTGAACATTCCTGATGAAACGAATACTGAAGCTGGGGTGAATATGTTTCTTGAGGCTACTAGTTCAGTCACTCTACCAATGTCTATGGCAAAAAACATGGCTCAAGCAATACTTAATGCTCCTGTTATGGATCCGGGCCTCATTGAACCCTTTGAGCGCGAACTTAAAAAGCAGGATTAATTTAAGTGGATGGAGCCTCAATTCGCAAAACCTCGTCGCCTGACGTCAAAGTTGACGCATTTCACATGCCCGCATATCATGAAAAAGCGGATGTGGTAAATATTCGACCGAAAAACCCGATTTTAACAAAAATGGGGAAAAGTAGAACGAATCCATTATCTAAAAGTCAAACCATTGTTAAAGGCGAAGATGCTGAGGTAGATGCTGTGGGTATCTCAAGGGAAGAACTTGACGCCAAGTTTGCTCAGAACAAAGCAGAGGTGGATGTAGTGGCCGCCGAGATGCGGCGTGAAATGGCTGAATTTAGGGCCTTTCAAGCGCAGCAGTTTTCTGCAATGAATACCTCTATGTCGGAAATTAAAGCTCAGATTTCAGGGGTTAATGGTGAGTTTACTGGCCTAAAAGGACAAATCGAAGGATTAAAAGGGCAGATCGATGGTTTAAAGACGACATCAGCCACTCTTCAGTGGATGGTTGGTGCCATTTTAGCATTGCTTGCCGTAATTCTCGCGTTGCCCCAAGTGCAATCTTATCTAAAACCTGTCGAGATAATACAACCTGCACCTGCACCTGCACCTGCACCTGCACCTGCACCTGCACCTGCACCTCAGAATAGTAAATAATCCGGCCACTGCGCCGGGTTTTTTATTGCCTACCCTTTTCGCACTTCCTCAGCAGCAAACCTGAACACCTGTCGCCAAAAATCGTTCTGCTCAATATCCCCCAGCGACTCCAGCATTGAAATGATCGCCTCAGTAGTTGGCGCGTCTCCATGTGATATCAGATTCAGCGTCGCTCTACCTACCGCCTGACATACATCGTTGTAACCCACGTAAAACTTTTCCATATCGCCCCTCATCGAGGTTTTTATAACCACAAATAGACCACAAAACATACTACTCGTGACAACCTGCGCAACCAATTAAACTTTTTGTTTATACAAAAACACTCATTATGTTGACACGTAAATAAACATTGTGTTTAATTACTCCATCAACACAACCACCGAGGCAGGACGCCCACGAAGTAGCCGTCCGGGGCATACGAAGACCGGAATGAGGTGGTGAGATTAACGCGCAGTAGGTTTGAAACGTTCCGCCAGCCTGGCGACAAGGGCAAACACAGAAGTGAGCTTCGCGGTGGTGAATTGCAGAGTTAAAACGCTCAACCGTGAAGATCAGCGCCGCGGCGCCACCAGCGAAGTTCACTGAGTTCCAGCAACAAGGTATCGAGGGTGAGATGATGGACACACTGAAACTAGCCACAAAATACGCAGGGTTCGCTAGCTTAGAAGCAGAGCTTTTGTCTGGATTAGAGAATCTTGAACTGGTTCGTTCAGCAGTTGTTTCCGCTGTTGATAACCAGGACTGCGAAGACAAGGATACGGTTCTTGAAGCGTTATCCCTTGTGAAACGATTCATGCATCAACAGCGTGATGTTTCACGCAGCGAGATTCAAAAAATCCGCGGCGTTCTCTCTGGTGAACTGGAGTCATACGATGATTGATTTTGCACGAGAACCAGCACGGCAGCAGGCCGTGAAACTGAATTACTTTGAGGTGCTTCTCCGCCGTTTCTGCTACCTGCTGGCACAGAAGGGGGATCCGGATGCTTGATAAGAAATGCGGATATTGCGGCAAGCCAGTTAAAACGGAGGAAGTAATCAAAAGCACCCTATTCTATCGCAACGGTTCACAACTGGCGCGCAAAGAGAAAGAGTATTGCTCCAAACGTTGCGCTTCGCACGACCAGATGGCTCACGAAGGCTAACGTAAAACCCGCGCAAGGCGGGATCTACGTCCGGTGCCACCGACCAAAGTTACACCGGAAACAACATTAAAACCAAAGTTAACCCAATGGGCGCTATCAATGGCCCGGGGATTCTAACACCCAAAAATGAGGATCTCACATGGAATTTCCATATGTAGTTAAAGCCACGCAAAAGTCGGGAAAGCCTGATGCTTTTGTCTGGTTCACTGCAAAAACAGAGGCTCGCGCCAACCTGATGCTGGATGTTGCGCTGGAAGATGCAGGCATCGAAACAGGTCGGGGTAAGGACTACGCCAAACCGATTCGCACTGATTTCCCAGTTGTCGACGGCCTGCCGAAAGAAGGTGAGGTTGATTTAACCTGGTGTGATCGCTACGAGCTTCAGGACGATGGGCGCACCTGGCTGCCAAAAGCCGCTGGTGTGTCTACTGGTTCCGTTGACGCCCCCTCCACACCTACTCCGACCGTAATCGTTGAAGATGCGACTGCGTCCGAAATTGTCCCGGTTGAAAACCGTACTCCAGCGGTCCGCTTTGCCGTCCATCTGATGAACGATAAATACCAAACCCACGTCACTAAAGAGCAGCAGTTGGCTGCCAGCGAAATGTCACTGGACGAAAGCAATACCTATCTCCAGAACCTGCTGCAGGTTAAAAATGATGTTCCTGAAGTTGGCGAACTCAGTCTGAATGCTGAGTGGAAAATGATTCAGGCGGTTAAGCAGGTATTCGCGCCAGATGAAGAGCACGAAGTAAAGCTACTTGCTGCTTTCATGGCCGACTGGTTGAGAGTAGATGCAGCCGACCGCAATGAGTTAGTGAAAGAGTTGAGGAGAGGAAAGCTTACTCTGCTCAAATCAGAAAGAACCAGCGACGCCGGGGTTGAAACTGGTCAGCATATCGCTACTGATGACGGTATCCAGAGCGACGAGAACGGCCGACCCGAAGGTGGCGTCGTTGATGGTGAGGTCGGTACCGAAGAGCAATCTCAGCAGACAGAGCAACCGAACCTGATCGTTGTTGCCACCCTGCCATTCCGCCAGCGCGTACTGGCTCAGTTCATCGGTGATGGTGAATATCTCTATCACGTAGATGCCGTGCAGAAAAACGAGATTGTCCGCCTTGAGATGGACACCGATGACGCGTACATCCAGAACCTGCTGCTGGCTGCTGAAAACGTAGAACCATTTAAGAAAGCACAGGAAATCGATATACACAGAGTGGTGAATGACCTCAAAAAGGCATTTCCCAATAATGGTAAAACGCCGGAACTGGTGCTGGTCATCCGCTTTTTTAGAAAATGGTTCGACACCCCTCATATTGATCGTGGCCTGCTTGTAAAAGAATGGTCAACCGGAAACCGCATCAGCAAAGTAGTGTCACCGGAAACAAAAGAGAAAAAAGAAGAGTTGCCTCCAGTTCCGGCAGAACGCTACAAACGCGCCGTTGCTCAAACAGTTTATAACCTGAATGTTGAATCCTGTATTGCCCGTATGTATCCCGACGCGGAACCTGGTTCAGTCACGATCGAACAGTTAAAAGCGGCAAAAAATCTCATCGATTCTCGGGATGATGTGCAGGCAAAAGTCATCAAAGTCATTTCTCATATTAACGACATCCTTGAATACGATGCCCTCTCCATTTTCGGCGTCACTCGCGCTATTGACTGGACTGAATGCCTGAATATCGGTCCTGTAATACTTCGAGATCAGGCGCGTAAGTGGCTGGCAGAGAACGGCATCTATTCCAACGGTAAGAAGTCGAACGGCTATAGCGAATGGGAGGAAGATCCACGCGCGGCTCGCCAATCCGAAACCCAATCTAAGGAAGAAATTGGTAAGCAACTTGCTGCTCAGCATGGAGAGTTCGTCGAAGGTATCAGCGACCCTGACGATCCGAAATGGGTAAAAACTGAGACAAGCCAGCACTCTACAGAAACAGAACTGGTTAAAAATGTCGGCAACGGAATATTCGACGTTACGGCTTTGCTTCAGAACTCAGCAACTCATGGCACGAAAAAGGCTACGGAGACCACCAGCGATGTGCAGATGGAAGAAACTGTCAGTGATGAAAAACAGGCTGGTGATGAAGTGCAGCCAGGCGAGAGCAGTCTGGAAACTGGTGAAGAGTCACATACCAGCCAGCAAGCCGATGTAAACCAGAATACAGATTCTGTCGCCCAAAATTGCGGTTCTGTAAACCAAACCGAACCAGTTGCGGCACAAACCGAGCCAGAAGCGCAATCTGACGAACCTGCTGTTGTTTACCCCGCTTACTTCGAGCCAGGTCGCTATGAAGGTCTACCGAACGAGGTTTATCACGCAGCGAACGGAATCAGCTCTACCCAGGTGAAAGACGCACGTGTTTCGCTGATGTACTTCAATGCGCGCCACGTAGAGAAAACCATCATCAAAGAACGCTCTCCGGTTCTGGACATGGGTAACCTGGTACATGCGCTGGCGTTGCAGCCAGAGCAACTCGATGAAGAATTCAGCGTTGAACCCTTAATTCCGGAAGGCGCATTTACCACCACGGCAACTATTCGCGCGTTTATTGATGAGTATAACGCCAGCCTGCCAGCGCAACTGAGCGCAGACGACATCAAAGCTTTGCTAGAGGAATACAACGCCACTTTGCCTGCACAGGTGCCGCTGGGTGGTTCAGCCGAGGAAACCGGCCAGAGCTATATGTCGCTGCCCGAAGAGTACCAGCGTATCGAAGCGGATCAGAAACAGACCGCTGCGGCGATGAAAGCCTGCATCAAGGAATACAACGCCACTTTGCCTGCACAGGTGAAAACCAGCGGTAGCCGTGATGCGTTACTCGAGCAGTTAGCAATCATCAATCCTGACTTAGTGGCGCAGGAAGCGCAGAAGCCTGCGCCGTTGAAAGTGTCCGGTACTAAAGCAGATCTGATTCAGGCCGTGAAGTCTGTTAATCCGGACGCCGTCTTCGCCGACGAACTGTTGGATGCGTGGCGCGAGAATCCGCAGGGGAAAGTGCTGGTCACCCGACCGCAGCTGAGAACTGCACTGAGCATTCAGAAAGCCCTGCTCCAGCACCCGACCGCCGGCATGTTGCTTCAGCACCCAAGCCGCGCCGTTGAGGTGAGCTACTTCGGCTTCGACGACGAAACCGGTCTGGAAGTCCGTGTGCGCCCGGATCTGGAAATCGACCTTGACGGCGTGCGCATCGGTGCCGACCTGAAAACCATCAGCATGTGGAACATTAAGCAGGAAGGACTGCGCGCCAAACTGCACCGGGAAATCATCGACCGTGACTACCACCTGAGCGCGGCTATGTATTGCGAGACCGCCGCACTGGACCAGTTCTTCTGGATTTTCGTCAACAAAGACGAGAACTACCACTGGATCGCCATCATCGAGGCATCCGCCGAACTGCTGGAGCTGGGCATGCTTGAGTACCGTAAGGCGATGCGCGCCATTGCTACCGGCTTTGACACTGGCGAATGGCCAGCGCCGATCATCGCTGATTACACCGACGAACTGAACGACTTCGACCTGCGCCGCCTTGAAGCGCTGCGCACTCAGGCATAAGGGGAATGAAGATGCAAAACACTAACGTAACTGTAGCTGACCAGAACGCCGTGATTAACTCCAACGTGGCCCTGTTTGATTCCCAGTATCTGAACGCCATCAGCGCGTTTGCTCAAATTATGGCGCAGGGTGCGGCGACAGTCCCCAGACACCTGCAGGGAAATCAGGCTGACTGCATGGCAGTAGCGATGCAGGCGGCACAATGGCAGATGAATCCCTTTGCCGTAGCGCAGAAAACGCACCTGATTAACGGCGTTCTCGGATACGAAGCGCAACTGGTAAATGCCGTTATTTCACGCAGCGGCGTGCTGGCAAACCGCTTTGAATACGAGTGGTACGGACCATGGGAAAAAGTAGTTGGGAAATTCCAGATTCGTAAAGGCGACAAAGGAGAATACCGTGTTCCTGGCTGGACTCTTGCGGACGAAACGGGCATTGGCATCATCATCCGCGCAACGCTGAAAGGTGAAGACCAACCGAGGGAACTTGACCTGTTACTGGCACAAGCAAGGACTCGTAATTCAACACTTTGGGCTGACGACCCTCGCCAGCAGCTCGCTTATCTCGCCGTGAAACGCTGGGCAAGACTGTTCTGCCCGGATGTAATTCTCGGCGTGTATACCCCTGATGAACTGGATGATCGCCGTGAAGAGCGAGAAGTTAACCCTGCTTCGGTGCAACACGTTAGCCTGTCTGAAATTTCAGGTGACACCATAACAACCACGCAGAGCAAGCAGGAAAAATCAGGAAACATCGACTCACTGGCTGATGATTTCCGCGAGCGTATAGATGCCGCACAGGATGTTGATAGCGCTAAAGCGCTGCGCGTTGATATCGAAAGCGCGAAGGTTACTCTGGGTTCAGCCCTGTTCACTGAGCTGAAGAACAAGGCGGTGAAACGTTATTACCTGGTTGATTCACGTAACAAGGTTGAGGCCGCGATCAACTCCCTACCGTCTCCGGACGAACCGGATGCAGCAGCGCGTTTCGGGGAAGTTGAGCGAGTTCTGGCAACGGCGAAACGTCATCTGGGCGACGAGCTGCACGATAAGTTCAGCATTACCCTGGCAGATATGAAACCGGAATACGTGGGCTAACAGATTTGGGAGGGTTCGCCCTCCCATTGAGGAGATGTAATGCGACTGATTAACCGAGGCAATCAACAATCCCCGTTAGCGCGTCAGGCATGCGACATAGCACTGGCCACTCATGCAGAACGTTACGGCGACTATGGCCGAAGCAAGATGAAGGAGACGTACACGGTGAGAGTTGAAGGTGTGAAGGTCTGGGTGGAAGTGGTGAACCGTAAGGCGAGCTACGTGGCCACAGCGATGACAGGTATGCGTCGTTTGCGCGCGCTGCCGGGTCAGGTGAGTTGATAACGATATTTCATTAACAGTTTTCCGGCAGCTCTATAATAAGTTGCCGGAAGCCGGAGGTAGTATGGCCAAGCTTCTTAATCTGCTGGAATGGGCGAATTCAACTTATTCAACCCCACCGTCTCTTTCAACACTTCGCCGCTGGGCACGGGAGGGTCGTATTTACCCTGCTCCGGAACTTCACGGCAAAGAATATAAGGTTCAGCCAGATGCCATCTATGTGGATCCGAGCAAAAAGAACCTTCGTCACAAAGCAAAACGCATATCGCTGCCAACTGGCGGCACTCTACTGGAGAGACTGACTCATGGCGAAAAGGCCAGTTCGTTACGACGCTAACCTGCCCCGTAACCTGACCTATCGTAAAAGAGACAGGCTTTATAGCTGGCGAAACCCGATTACCGGTCAAGAGTTATCTCTTGGCCGGATCGACAGAAAGGACGCCATTTCTCAGGCCATCGAAGCCAATAACTACATCGAACAGAATTACCTTCCGTCAGCGCTGCTGGACCGCATAAAGGAAGTACCAACATTTACGGTGAAAGCGTGGCTTGAGCGCTACGAAGTAATTCTTGAGCGAAGAGAATTGAAGCCCAACACGATGAAGGTCAGACGCAACCAGATCGCCACTATCAGTGATGAATTCGGACGTATGCCGCTATCGGCGGTCAGCACAAAGGACATATCTACTTTCCTGGAGAGTTACATACTCTGCGATAAGAAGAGCATGGCCTCCGGCCTGCGTTCGGTATTGTTGGATATTTTCAGAGAGGCGATCGTCGAGGGACATATTGAAAGGAATCCGGCAGAGCCGACAAGAACGCCGACACCCAAAGTGAAGCGCGAGCGTCTTCTACTTGAACAGTTCGAGATAATAAGGGATGCCGCAACCGCCCATTCCGAATGGGCTGCAAACGCATGTGATCTGGCACTTGTCACCGGGCAAAGAAGAGAGGACGTATCGTTGTTCAGATTCAGCGATATCAGGGATGGAAGGTTGTTTATCACGCAGGAAAAGACAGGTCACAAATTGGCGTTGCCACTTGATTTGCGACTGGACTCTGCTGATTTGGTATTGCAGGATGTTATCGAACGTTGCAGGAAAAACAACCCGTCAGACTTCATGCTCTATTCAGCGGTGAGACGTGGAGGCAGGAAGCCAGGGCCATTAACTCCGGACGGAATTACCCAAGCATTTTCTGATATCAGGGATTCTACAGAGTTAAAGTTTGGTCCCAACCCTCCTCCTTTCCATGAGATCAGGAGCTTGGCGAGCAGACTGTATGAAAGGGAGCGCGGAGAGGATTTCGCACAGAGACTGCTGGGGCATAAAAATTTAACAATGACCAAAAAATACCTGGACGCACGCGGTGCAGAATATGTTATGGTTTAGACAGGATATGGAAATTTCGAGTAATTTTCGTGGTATTTCGTGAAAGCACCGGAAAAAACCTAACGAAAACAAGAATATAAAAAGAGACCGAATACGATTCCTGTATTCGGTCCAGGGAAATGGCTCTTGGGAGAGAGCCGTGCGCTAA